GGTTCTTAACCAGTTGACAAGAGCGGTCGGGACTAGTATACTAGTCTACGCCGCCCTCGGTGTATTCTCCTTTCCAAACAGAGGAAAGGGAGGATTTGTAGCTCAGGGTGCGAGAAAATCTACTCGTCACCTTGAATCTACCTCCTGCGCCGAGAACCTTTTCCCACGGTTGTGGGGGAGGTTGCTCCCTAAGATTGTGCATCAACTTCCTAAACAGGAAGTTTTTGCCCTTTCTTATCCCCGCTCGCTTCTGCAAGCGGGTGTATTTGTACTGCCAAGCCTTATACGTCCCTTTTGGGGGACTAGGCACATGGCGGTACGTATCAAATTCCTCATTGGAATAGGGGCCCACCGGAACTTTGTCCGGATGGGGGATCCTACTCCATAACCAACTGAGGGTAGAAGATACCTCTTCTTCGATACCCCAACGCAATGAAAGGAGACGTTTTATGCGATTGTAGTCGCACAACACCTCACAGACATCTTGAGGGATATCCTCGAGAAATACGGGACGAATCGGCTTCCCATGGAGCCAGTCAGCTCCGCAGCTTTCCCGGACGGGACCATAAACAAAGGTTTTGTCCAAGTTAGCTTTAAAGCCGGCCATGCGTAGAGCCTCAATCACTTTAAAATACCAACGCCGTTCAACGATGATATCATCACCGTAAACAGCAAAGGTTTTGTGATCAAAAGGCTCACCATCCGCCTTCATCACCGCATATACAAATGCAGCAAATATTGCGGATTCCAATGCAAAAGTATAGCCATTTCCCATGGAAGAGATCTTGTCGTAAACGACTTGACCTACATTCTCCAGCTCACCAACAGGTGAACGGAGGGCCGTGAGATAGCTATACCAATCCTTAGGCAAAAGCAGCTCGCACAGTTTTAAACTGATTGAATCGCTAGCCGCTGACAGGTCGATTGTAACAAAACTTTTCGACGAGTCATCAGCACTGCCTAACCGAGCCAACTCCTGATTCTTCTTCTGGTCATCTAGGTCGACACCAAAGCGTTTTAAACGCTTACGGATAAAACCGTCGACTCCCAGTTGAAGATACAAATTTAGAGCTGGTTCAATTGCAATAGTACGCTCTGTAAGAGCGTTCTTGGGAACGAAGGTGATCCGATTGCCATCTACTACATAAATGACACTGGCCCAGAAACGCTTCATGTCCAGTGGGAAATGCTTCGGTATACCTGAAGCCTCCCGATAGGAATCTTGGAGCGCCCCGAACCAACGTTGGTCAGTTTCGATGGCGAATCGAGCGTACCTGTGCGCCTCAATGGTGCAGGAATACGGCCAGGCCTCGTACTTATCGTACAAAGAGACCTTACCGTCTTCTGTGCCCACGACTGCGCCAGGCCCATGCCTAGCACTGTTCAACAGTCCTCGGTGACCCGGAAGTTCCGGACCGAGAAGCTTGACCAAGAATTGTCGGGCATGATGATAAACACTCACACCCCATTCCGTCCCATATTCGGTAAGGTTCTTATAAAGCAAATTATTATAAGATTTACACGCCTCCTCAGCGGCCAAGAAAGTCTCGGTCGCCCGTGTGACGCGTATGTCCTTATCCGTAGGGAATTGGAATTTCTTAATCGCGCTTGCAAGTAGATACTTTGCCGCCACATGTGGCGTACTAGTATCAGTAGGAACTATACTCTGTAAGCCCCACTCCTCAGAGATGGCCAAATAGCCGTCAAAGTCCCGATTTCTTAGGACTCCGGCAAGTCTACTGGCCTCTTCCTCTGTGAGGTACCCCTCTAGGTCTTTTGCCAAATGGCTAACGACCTTCCAAGGATATGCCTCAGGAAGCCGGGTGGAGAAGTAATTCAACAACTCTACCTTTTTCGTCTTGCGCTTTCCTTTAGTTTTAGACCCTTTCATTGGCTTCTTCCCATTTGGGCGTGAAGCTTTCTTACTCGGGCCTTTCTTCTTTAGGTCAGCACTGGACGATGGTTTTTCTGGAATCGTATTAACTTTCATAATACCTCCGATGTTACCTTTTCAGGTTGTTATTTCTCTTGATGACCTTCACCAGCTTGCCTATGGCCACTATGACCCTAGGTAGTGTGGTGAGAAGGTGGATCAACAGGTGCTCCGTTATTAAGCGGTACACAGGTCAAACCATCAGTTGGTTCATCAAGGCAACCATAATGGTATCATCGTCCAGGAGGGCGATGGCTCGCTGCCGGGCAACAAGTTGCTGGGCAAGAGTCGCTCCTACTGGTATGCTGGCCGACACTTCCAAAATGAGGGGGGCGACGAGGGCCGCAAGGCCGTCAACACCCGTAACCTCAATATCCTGGGAAAACTTCGCGGCACATTTACTCATGCCTTTGAAGTTACCTACGGATTTGGGGAAGGTTCGGTACAACGTGAGCGTGTCACGACTGGTTAATTGGTGAGATTCACCAATATACACCGATCGGTTCTGATATTCTTCGAACCTGGTGAAGTCGTAATCGACAGTGTTCGCGTCGTTCAGCACATCTACTGCCAAAGTGATAGTATTGCTTTGCATGTGGATCCTCCAGATACAATCCGATCTCTATCGCCAAAGTTTCTTGGCAATTATGATCAAGTCAAGAAGCTTAAAGCTATTGAACTTCAGTTTTACCTGAGGAAGAATAGCACGCTTCGGGTTAGGAATTCGCTCCGTAGAAATTACGGTCTTTTGGATATAACAATTTGACATGTTCCTCACATGGTCAGTGGAACGATACTGATATGTTCCATTCCATGTAGGTTCGTCTACATTGTTATAAGCAAATTCAGCATGCTGGAACGTCGTCTGTTTGACGGTGCCCCAGGAAGCTAGTGTTGAGAACCCAACGTCAGGCGCCCACGCACTAATAGTGTCACCGATATTGATAAACCAATCAATAATGAAACTAAAGGGAACTAGTTCCCAAACAGTTTCAAGCGGCTTGTCAATGCCCCAAATCTTCAGGGCATCCAACTTGTCCAGCTCGGTTAACACACCCGCCCTTACAGAGATAGTATTCGACCATGATTTTGTTCGTACTTCGTCATAGGTATAAACTCCAACGGAGTTTGTATTTGTCCTAGACGTCGTCGTAACATCCTGGTCACTATCAAAGTACTGTGCACCCCCTCTAAAAGTAAGACGTAGGGGTTTAGAGCTCGCTTTTGTTTGTAGCGCAGCTACCAAACCTTTCGCGTCGTACATAAGGGGACGCAAAGCGTAACGGACCTCCATGTACCTGTTTGCTAATTGCTCCTTGCTGATTTCCCGCTTTAAATAGCGAAAATCCAGCTTCTTGATCCGTTTAATGATACGGATCAAGCGAGAGAATATGCTAATAAGGGACAAGACGGTCTTCTCGCCTTCAGCGATCGTGCAGAGAGAAAGGATATCAGATGCATCGATATCCGCATACGCTTTATTAACAGCGTACTCCACAAGATCACTGACATCGTAAGACGGGATTTCGGGGAGATCTGTTACCCAGCTCAATTTGTTCGAGCTCGGCCTGTACTCCTCAATCTCTCCTACATACGGTTCCCATACATCAGGATTAGTACTTGTCCTGAGCTCGTGGCCAATCCTATAGTAATACATATAGAAATTGTCACGGGTAATGGTTTGGGTCTTTTTCATGGCGGTATTAATAATCTCGCCTTGACCCGAAAGCCGTTTGTAATTCGGAGTAACGAAGTCATCCATTACGGTGTTGTCCATATCTTGCAGAGCAGTCCCTGAGGACTGATACAAGACGGGGTCTTCACCGAACTCGCTTATGGTCGTAACAGACGACCAAGCGACAGGATCACCATCGTTATTCCGTGAGCGATTCCTTGCTACCATAGTCAAACCTCCTGTAAGGGAGGCGTTTCGTATAATCCTAAGGTCATGCTCGGCAATCAAGCCAGCAGAGGATCTTTCGGATTATACATGATTATATGATAGAAAAGGGTCACATGCACAAGGTGTGTGCCTCACGTACACCAGGTACACGCAACACTTCCCGCGGATAGGCTACTTTTCAGTAGTCCTCCGATCGGGCAGTCGCTCCCCGACTTAGCTACAAGCTAAGCCGATAAGCATACTGTTAGCCTTACGGCAGCAGTACACTTCCCGGACTTCGTCC